CTTTGCGGTACACCTCACACCAGCCGCCGACAAGCTGATCAAAGTCCGGTACTGTAAAGGCACCGTTGCGGAACTCAACCCCGTTGTTATTCACAACAATTACGCCCGCTTTAAGGCCGTTGTACTGAGGATGAGACTCAGCACGTTTCATGAAGGCCTCTTTCGACGTAATAAGCTGTGCGGGCTTATCACCGAACTTGACTATATAGGCCTCGTTCAAGAACGGATTAAGATGCTGAAACTTACACAGGTTAAGGAACATCGCAATTTCCTGTCCGGTAACTTCTTTGGAATTGCCGCGGACAAGATAGTCCCTCACGATGCTTGGAGAAAGTGTCACGTCATCGCCGTTTGCCTTGAATGTAATGCTTCTTTGCGTTTGTTGCTTCTGTAATTGATTTTCCATTTTCATTTCCTCCCAAAGTGTGCTATACTTAGCACGTTCTAATTTTGTACCGCCCTTATATCGGGCGGCTTTTTTAATATCCGAGCTTGTCAAGCTCTTTTAACATATCCCACAATTTTTGCCTTGCGGGGTCCCACTTCTGCCAGTCTTTATAAGCCAGCTGGTCCATGGCCCAGATAAGGCTGTGGGGCTTTTTGATCTGTTTTAAAAACCCCTTCACGATTTGCTCCGGCTCTTTAGGCTGTTCGACCAGCTTTGTAGCTCCTGTCACAGGGTCAATCACCAGAAAGGCATCCCTCTTACAATCCATAAAATCACCCCCTTACGATGGCATCTTTTTCGCCATCTAACTCTTCTAGAAAAACGGCAATGCAGGCAACTCTTTCCGGTGCCCAGTTTCCCGTGATGTCTCCGACAGTCCAGTATGCCAGGACGTCTTTACGTTCTTTTCTGATTTCAGATAAATTTTTCATTTTTTCTCCTCCTCGATTCGCTCGATTTTATACACCAAATTAGCATTGATGGCCATATCAGGTGTAGCGCCTTTGTGGCTATCATCAATCCAAATGCCAACAAAGCCTTCGTCAATTTCGATATCATAAACGTCTAAAATGGTAAGCCGACTTTCGAGAGGATAATGCTCCTCATTGAGTTCTTTGTACGTAATTTTGAATTTTCTCATTTGATTTTCGCCTCCAATTGTTTGTTTTTGATCTTCATCAAAACTTTGTGGTTATGCTGTGTTAACCTCAATGCGATTAACAATTCCTTTTCAGTCATTTTCTCTTTCTCCTTACTATTTCGATTTCTTCGAGCTTTGTAGATGTCGCTTCAAGTCCGTCAGCACCAAATTCTTGCGTCAGAACATCTATGATCTTTCCAGTGTCTCCACCGCGCTTACGCACTTCTCGCAACTGGAATGCGGCAACATAGCCAATTAGGTCAAGGCCTGCTTTATAGCCGTATTCTTTAAACGTTTTTGCCATGCAATAAGTGGCGACGTTCTCTTCGTTTTCTGTCTCCCAGTCAGCGTCTGTCACCATGGCTAGCAACAGTCCCAACATGTCCAGGCTGATGGTGATTCCCTTTTCCATTCCGATTCCTCCTATCTTGGTAACTTGGCCCGCCAGTCAATCCGCTGACGGTTCTCTTCCATCCACTCTTTGGCAGCCTTGGCAAAGATTATGTTTTGCTGACCACGGGCGTTGGCACGGATCAGCCAGCCATCAGGCCCGGTAATTTCGTCGTTAAACCGTGAGAAGATGTAGAGCGCTACCCACGCTCGGCTTTTGTTTCCGCAGCACTTTTTGCGGAATTCGTCAAGCGACCACGTAATGCCCAACAAATCTTGATTAAGCAGATCATCAATTCTGCTGTTGACCAAGTTTTCGACATATTTTTGGTCAACAGTTATTTCTATTGGTGACATATTAAATCCTCCTATGCTATATCTTCCCGTTCAATCAATGGCAGGATACCGTTAGCTTTGAGCAGTTCGTACAGGAACAAACGCCCTTTTTGTGTCCAAACTGTGTTGATCTTTGCGTGGTTCTTGCCGGTTGAATCCGTGTAGGTGAAGGTCTTGCTTGCAATGTAGCCCTTGCCTTGGTACTTGGCGTATAAAATCCATTGTTCGTTGACCTTGCGTTGAACTCCTAATGCGTGAAGCAAAGCGTTGAACTTCTTAGCCGACAACCCGTAGTCTTGAGCAACCTGTGTAGCTGTCATACCGTCCTTGGTTTCCACGATCAAGTCCAGGTAAGTGGCCTTCTTGCTTGAAACCTCCAATTCAGCTGTTAGACGTTCAATCTTAACGTCCTTTTCTTTGAGCTGATAAGCGGCTTGTTGGAGCAAGTCAGCCAGTGCATTCTTGTCAGTCACGATTGCAGCCGCCTTTTGGTCAGTCATGTATGCTCCGTGTTTTCTGATTGTCGGCAGGACTTCGTGAGTTACCCAGTGCTTGAATTTTTTGGCACTCGGTAAATCCGATCCAAAAATCAAATCATAGACACCAGCTTCGGTGATGATCGTTTTGTTTGAGAAGTCATTACCCGCCCATAGGCTTTGCGCCAAATCACCGAAAGCCTTATAACTCAACGTTTTTCGGTTATCCGCATCAACGTGTTGCTTAATCGCATCACCAACTCTTTTATATCCAAGAATTTCTGCTACATCATTGGCTAAGAAGTAAGGAGTTTCTTCTAAAGAAAGGGTCCTTACTTGATTGCCTTCAAAAGTAAAATTCTTTAATTCATTTATAAGCTTCATTTTTGCTCCTCCTTTCTAGCCTCATTAAGAATATAAGAACTAGTTACACCTAAATAATCTGCGACTTCTTGTAGTCTAATGGCATTAGGAACTTGCCTATTCCATTTAGAAATTGAACCGTTAGAATATCTAAGTGCTCTTTCCAATTTATAGATGGACATTCCTTTCTTTGAAGAAATGTCTTTAACTGCATCGTACAGTTTCAATTTATACACCTCCTATAATCTAAGAAAAAATGACGAAAATTGTTGACTATTAACGTCTAATAATCTATTATTAGAGTATAAGAAATACAGGTTAGCCTTTTGCCCTATCCTCTAATTACAGTATTTGTTTTTCTTGTTCTTGCCTTGGAACATCTTTAGTATATTAGATAATCGGACTAAGGTCAACCCCTATTTCACTATTTTTTCGTACAATTATCAGTGAAAAGGAGATTAACTATGGCGTTACGCGATAATATCAAGGATTTGGCGGCACAGAAAAAAATTTCAGTTGCTGAATTAGAAAGGACTTTGGGGTTTGGAAATGGTTCAATTTCTAAGTGGAATAAACAGTCTCCCTCAGCCGATAAGCTAAAAAAAGTCGCCGATTATTTCGGCGTAACGATTGATTATTTGCTAGACAGGAAACCTGCGGCTCAGACAAACGCTACGATCGAAGAAGCTCTCGATTCGGTAATGAGCTATGATGGCAAGCCTATCACGGATAACGATCGCGAAGTGCTGCGCGGCATAATTGAGGGATATCTCAAGAACAAGAAAGATTAGTGGTGATGCGCTCTGTT